CCTCATAAGAAAGAGAACAATGAAAAAATCGGAACTCAAAAATATTATTAAAGAATGCGTGAAGGAGGTCATCTTTGAAGAGGGCGTCTTATCGGGCATTATTACGGAGGTGGTCGGAGGGCTCAAAGGCTTAAGCGTTCTTTCCGAATCTAAGTTGCCCCTTTCTTCTGTTCCTGGTCCCTCTCCTGCCGCACCACCGGACGAGTCCAAGAGAAAGGTCTTGGATGCGATCGCCGCACAATCCCGAGAAGATGCCAAGAAAAAATTCAAAAACCCGGCTCTTTTTGAGGGAACTACTCCTATCCCCTCTGAAGGTGGCAAAGGAGCCTTAGCTGGCATTGCACCTAGTGATCACGGCGTTGACATATCTAATATTCCTGGTTTTTCCAACTGGGGAAACGTGGCTAACGCCCTAAAATAGAAAGAAATAACAATGAAAAAAAGATTTAATACCCCTCTAGCTCCTTGTGTGATGGTTACCGCCTCCGAGTGTCGAGATAATGCTGAAAAGATGGTGCGGAAATTTATAAAGAAGGTGAAAAGAGAAGGAATAATAGAAGAGTTTCGCTCACGCTCCCACTTTATAAAACCTACCACCCGGCGAGCGGAAAAGAAGAGGAACAAGAAAAGATTGATTGAAAAGGTCAATAAAAGAGAAAAAGAACTAATTAATCCTAGGGGCACCCATAGGAAGGCAAGGAGAAATTAATGGCTACTGAAGATACCAGTAATTATTTCGACGGATATTATAACAAGTCACCCGGCATCGGCAGCGTGGGATCCTATCAGGTTGCTGGTTACCCCTTCCTTACGGGATCCACTAATCTGGATGACGGAGAAGAACACAAGATAGCCTTCCCTAGCGTCACAAAAAGAGTGATGGTCAAGATGCTTTCAACTGATGCCATCCGAGTTCATTTCGCCTCGGCCGACGGCGGTGCGAGTAATGTAGTCAATGGATTGCACTACTGGACTCTAGACACTGATAACCAAGAAATCTCCATAGATGTGAAGTGTAAAGAGATATACATTTCAAACGGAAGTGGACAGAACAATCAGCATTACGAAGTCTATGCTTCTTTGACGGGGATTAGTACGCCTAACATGTTCCCCCTCTCGGGCTCAGGGATTTCAGTCTAAACTTGGGTGTTTGGTGGATAAGTTAACTATATATTTTGATATATTGTCTTCAAAGAACAGAGGTGGTGCTATATGTCGTCAATGCTAGAACAGGCCATTGTTGATGCAAAATCCTTGCGAGAGGCTGCAATAAAGAGTGCGGAATCCGCTGTGGTAGAGAAATATTCTCAAGAAGTCAAAGATGCTGTCTCTCGGCTCTTGGAGCAAGGAGATGAAGAGGACCTCGCCGAATTCCCTCCTGGGGAAGAAGAGATTGAAGTAGATCCTCTGGTTGCGGATCTGCCATCAGCACACATGGTGGACAACAATGAGGAAGATATAGTCGTTATCGACTTGGATGACATCATCGCAGCAGCGGACGCTGAACCCGAAGAAGAGATGGCTGCCGCCGACGAAGAATATTCTCTCGATCGAGCCGAACTTGCCGATCAGATAGGATTAGATATCGAAGAGGATGATGTTGCAGCCGCTCCTGGGAGCCGCCCTGACGACGAGATTGAAATAGCCGAGTCGGACCTTGTCGATATGTTCAGGGAAGTGCTAGAAGTGGACATCCCATCAGACGTTATAGCGACCGACGACGAAGACGAGGAAGAAGCAGAGGAAGAAGAAGAGCAGGAGTACCAATTTGAGCGGACAGACGGCATGGACGCTAAGGATATTGATTCCTACCGTGAGGCTAAGGAGTTGTCCGAACGCCTTCTTCGCGAAAACAGAACTCTGAAAAAAATTATTAATGGAATTAAAGAAAAATTTGAAGATGTAAACTTGCAAAATGCAAGGTTACTATATAAAAACCGTGTTCTTACTGACACCTCCTTGAATGAGCAACAAAAAAATAAGATTGTTGATGTGGTCACGAACGCTGGCTCGGTGAAAGAAGCACAGATGATCTACGAAACGCTTCAAAAGACAATGGCGACTTCTCAAAAAAGAGGTCCGAAATCGTTGTCTGAGGCTGTTACCAGAAGATCATCGGTGATACTGGGGGGCACTCGTCAAGAGGGTTCCACATCGAACAGCGATCCAACCTATAATCGGTGGGCAACATTGGCAGGAACAGATAAAAATTAATTATAAGGAGATAAAATAATGTCTGTATTAGATACTTTAACAGAAGGTATCCGACAACGCTCTCTCGCTAGAGAAGGTGAAGCTCTTCTTGAGAAGTGGGAAAGGACTGGACTTCTAGAGGGTCTCGACGACAGCGGTCGTTCGAACATGGCCCGTCTACTGGAAAACCAGGCTGGACAACTACTCAAAGAGACAACCACCATGCAAGCAGGAGACGTTCAAGGATTCGCTTCAGTTGCATTCCCAATTGTGCGTCGTGTATTCGGCAATCTTTTGGCACAGGACCTTGTTTCGGTCCAACCGATGAGCCTCCCCAGTGGACTCATCTTTTTCATGGATTTCGTTGTGAGTCCTGACGGTGCGGGTGTTCCCCGCCTGGCTCAGGTCGGCGACGAATCGCTCTACGGCGGCGGTGTCGTTGGTAGTAGCATTACTGGTGGTGTTGATCTGGGGGGCAACCTCGGACAGTCAAGTTTTTATAGCTTGAACAACGGGTTTTCGTCCCCCACCGGCTCACTGGCAACCCCAACCCTGACTCAACTTGGTTCGGGAACATTTGGTGATGCCAATTCGCTTCCGGGTGGAAATTTTCACGCTGTTTTGCGTGATGATCCCGCTCTGGTTTCGGGTACGAGTACCTACAATATCGCTGAGTTGCCCGCTGCGGAACTTACCGCTCGCGGGTTTCCATCGGGATCGGATGTGGATCTGGTCGCCATTGTGGCTTCCGGCTCTGACGGTGTCGGCGGACTCAACAACGATGGTGCGGGCGTTGGCCCGAATTCGCGTGCTACCGGAGGATACCAGATCCGTCGCTTGACGGCTTTCTCGGGATCGGATGCGAGCACTGTCACCATGGTGTGGGCCTCTACTGACGGGTCTGTGAACATCGATATTCTCGCCGCAGCTTCGGCTGCGTCGGCTTCACTGAACTTCCCGATTGCGGATAGTTTTGTGGCTGCGGGTAATCCCTTTGGTGCAGTCGCTGGTTCGACCACTAATGGCGGTTGGGGATTGGAAAATAATCCCAACATCCCCGAGATCGATATCAAGGTGGACAGTCTTGCAGTCACAGCAAGAACCAAGAAGCTCAAGGCCAAATGGAGTCCGGAGCTTGCTCAGGATTTGAATGCTTATCATAATCTCGACGCCGAAGTCGAACTTACAAGCATCTTGTCCGAGCAGATTGCTCTTGAGATTGATCAAGAGATCCTTGCTGACTTGGTTAGCGGTGCTAGTGCGGGAACGCTCTGGTGGAGCCGCTTGCCTGGCAAGTTTGTTAACCGGGAAACCGGTGCAACCATTACTGGAAGCAACTTCCCCGACTTCACGGGTACAGTTAGCGAATGGTACGAAACTCTTCTTGAGACAGTCAACGAAGTAAGTGCCCGTATCCATCGCAAGACTCTTCGTGGCGGGGCGAACTTCCTAGTTTGCTCACCCGAGGTGGCTAACCTCCTTGAATTCACTAGCGGATTCCGTGCGAATGCGGCTGTGGACGAGGAAAGTGGCTCCTGGGGCGTTCAGAATGTTGGTTCCATTAGTCGCAAGATGGACATTCATGTAGATCCGTACTTCATGAGAAATGTCATTCTTGTTGGTCGTAAGGGCAAGAGCTTCCTCGAAAGTGGATATGTTTACGCCCCTTATGTTCCGCTACAAGTTACTCCCACAATCTTTGGTACAGAAGATTTCGTGCCCCGCAAGGGTGTCATGACTCGGTATGCATCTCAGATGACTCGTGGTGACATGTACGGATTGGTTATTGTAGGAGATTTGGTTAGTTCGAACAACTAATCCAAATTAGTTTGAATAACTAAGAGAAGAACCTCGTCCTTGTGGCGGGGTTCTTTTTTTTGTATTGGTCACATAGTTTTACAAACGGAAAAACTACTTAATAAGGGAACAGCCAAACAGGGAGGTATCTAATGCCGGTCAATTTACAACCAGCCAGCCAAACGAGTGCGATTGTGTTGCCTTCCACGGGGTCTCATTCCGAAGTCATTGGTTTGCTGTCCTACGGGATTTATGAGTCTACAGCTTTTATAAGCGGGGCTGTAGATCAGGTTTCGTATGTCTATAATAAACTAGGCGGGAATGTCTTAGACTTAGAGATATCTACAAGAAATGTCTATAATGCCTACGAAGAGGGGTGTCTGGAGTATTCCTACCTCGTCAACACCCACCAGGCAAAAAATGTGCTATCAGATATGATGGGGAATACCACTGGGTCATTTGATCAAGATGGAGAATTTACGGAGTATAGCAAAGGAACCACAATAAAGCCTAATTTGAAATTTCCCAGGTTTCAGCTTGGGTTCGCCACGCATATGGGTCGCGGTGTGAGCCTACATGCTAGAGTTGGGTCCACTCAAACTATCTATTCGGCGTCTTTTTCGGCCTCACGAGATCAGCAGGATTATGACTTACAACAGATTCTTTACACCTCCTCTTTGGACCCCAATTCTCAGTTTTATAACAAAGTAGGCACCAGTGCGGTCACTATTCAAAAGGTATATTACAAAACCCCGAGAGCCGCCTGGAGATTTTTTGGAGGAATTGCCTTGGGGGCTTTGGGCAATTTATCTACATATGGAATGTATGCGGACGATAGTACGTTTGAATTGGTGCCGGCATGGCAAAATACTTTGCAAGCCATGACCTACGAGAATGACTTGAATGTGCGAGCTTCACATTATTCATTTAATGTTAACAACAACAAGCTACGGATTTTTCCTATTCCTAATGGATATGCTCCTTCTCGGTTCTGGGTAGATTTTAGAGTAGCAGAAGATGCTTATGATGAAGATGCCGACCGAAAATATGGGGCTGACGGCGTCAATAATATGAATACATTGCCGTTCCCCAATGTTCCTTATAAAAATATTAACAGTATCGGGAAACAATGGATTCGCCGGTTTTCGCTGGCCCTGTGCAAAGAGACTCTAGGGCAAGTTCGTTCTAAGTTATCGACCATTCCCATCCCTGGAAATGATGTCACGCTCAATGGACCCGCTTTGATATCCGAAGGCAAAGAAGAACAGTCAGCATTAAGAGAAGAACTTAAAGTAGTTCTAGATGAAATGGTTTACGGAAAGCTGGCCGAAGGCGACGCCGCAATGCAGGCAAGCCTTGAAGGGGTTGTAGCCAAGATACCACACGGCATCTATGTGGGGTAAAATAAGTGGCTAACAAATGGACTCAGCCTAGCTCTCCCCCACCTCCTTTATTTGTAGGAAAGGCAGAGCGTAATTTTGTAAAACAAATCGGCGACGAGATTATCGAAAAGATAGTCGGGGAACAGATTCTGTATTTTCCGATTGATATAGCTCGTACCGACTATCACTCTCTGTATGGGGAGGCCATAAAAAAGAAGTACCTACCGCCCATTCGCATTTATGCTTTGATTGAATACTTGGGTTCCGAGCGAGTTCAGGGACAATTTGGGTTTGACAGCCTCTATAATATTAATGTTCATATGCACCGCCGCCGGCTTACCGAAGATCAGAACTTGGCAGCCCGGTTAGGGGACTTTCTGCAATACGATGGGATGTATTTTGAGATAGTGGATATGTTTGAGCCCCGCTATCTTTTTGGGCAAGATAGTTCATTTGCCAACAATACTTCTCTGGAGGTGACCGCAGTTTGTAAACAAGTGAGGGAGGGAATGTTTAATGCCGAATAATACACCTTTAAATGAGAAGATCGCTTCAAGTTATCCCTACTCGCCTTCAAATTATGAGACTATTGATATGGCGTTATATACTTTTTTGAACGAAGACCTTAATATTTATTGTGATACTAACGGGGGCTTTAAAAAAGTGCCGGTTATATTTTCTATTGGAGAGAGAGCCTATCAAATCAAGGATAAGCCAAGCTTGAGACCTAACAATAAGACTCTGGAATACCCTTTGATGTCTATAGTGAAGAACTCTATCAACCAGAACCCCCAGAACAAATCCATTTACGGTGTATATGTGCCTCCTTATTTTGACTACTATGGGCGGGGCGGCTCTATTGATATTAAAAGAGTAGTTAATCAGGAGAAGACTAGAAACTTTGCCAACGCCAACGCTATCAGAGGCTCTTCCACCAAAAAAGACAAGAATTATCAAACGCAGCCTGGCGAAAATAAAAATATTGTTTATGAGACCTACTCTATTCCACAGCCTGCCTATGTAGAGGTGGAGTATACCATCTCAGTAATTTCTAACTACCAACAGCAAATGAACGAGATCATTCAGCCTTTCAATACCTTTTCTAGTACTCCGAACGTGTTCCAGGTCCAGGACAGCGGACACTACTTTAACGCTTTTGTGCGTCCAGAATTTAGTTTGGATAATAATTCATCCGCTATGGAGACTCAAGAAAGATTATTTAAGACTAATATCACGATTATGGTCTTGGGGTATTTAGTGGGAGCGGACAAGAATCAAGAGACTCCTTTTCTTGTGCAACGCCAATCAGCCGCCAAAGTCAGAATACAACGTGAGAGGGTTATTTTGGGGGATAAACCTCAATATCACCAAGATCTTAAAAACAAATACCGACCCTAAATGAATCAATTCTAAATCAAGGGGATTTTGAAACATTCCCTTACTATTTATTATTGAGCTACTAACTCGTTTAACTCGTGATTTAAATGCGTAATATACGGGTTCTTATCTTAAACTAAAGGAGACACGAATAGATGGCTGATAACTCTTACAGAAGTTTTAAATTCATTTCACCGGGGGTATTTGTCAATGAAGTAGACAATTCTCAACTCCCCGACCCGCGGACTGGAGTAGGACCGGTAGTCATAGGGATGGCTGCCAAGGGGCCCGGAATGAAGCCGGTTACCGTTACCTCTTATGACGATTTCGTGCAAACATTTGGAGATCCTGTACCCGGCACCATTAATGCACAGGGGTACA